TAGTGCTAATGGCCAGGTACTTGAACAAGGTCCAGTAGTAACCTACAAAACTGCAGATGATAACAATGATACTTCTGTAGATTACCTTGCTCTGAGTGCATTTGCAAAGAACTCAGAATATATCGTTCCGGTATTAACTGAAAAGACAGAGAACATCAAATCTTGGAACAACTTCATCAAATGGTTAACTGATGATGTAGATGGGACAAGAAACCCAATTGATATTAAACTCAATGGTGCTGCTATCACTGCTGATGGAGTAAAATTGAATGGTACAATTGGTAGTGCTGGTAGTGCTCCTACTGCAGACGAATGGATTGCTTCTTTGGAATTCGTTAAGGATTACGTAGATGTATACCAAATCTTCTGTTCACATATTGACCAACACCTTGAAGCTTCTGCCGATGTACTTAAAGTACACAAGGCTGCTGTAGATATGGTTAAGGAACTGCAAGAATATACCTACTACATTGAAGTACCAAAATATACTACTCATTATACTCAGGGTGACCAACCAAGAGATTTGAAATTAATAATCACTTGGATTCAAACTTGCCTTGGTACTGTAGGTAACAGTAAATATGTTGCTTACTTCGGTGGTGGTATTAAATACTACAATGCCGATGGTAATTTGGTAGATTCAGATGTTCTTGGTACCATTGCAGGATTAGGAGATGCTTCTGCTTCTCAGTTTGGACCTTGGAAATCATTTGCTGGTATGAATCGGGGCATTATCTATGATGGTAATGGTCCAGTATGCCCAAATTATGGTTCTCCTTCAAGAACTAAGGAACTCAACGAATTGGCACAGAATTATGCAAATATAATCTGTATCAAAGATGTTCCTAACCAAGGTAAACAAACTTTGCTGTGGCATTGTTTCTCTTCTCAGGTAAAACAGGATTCAGAAAGATTCCTTGCAATTGTAAGATTGAATCTGTATCTCAAAAAGAATCTTAGACCTATTCTAGAAAAGTATTTGGAAGAACCAAATATCTGGAACACTTGGAATAAGATTTATCTAGAAGTTAAACCAATGCTGGATAACTTGGTAGATGAAGATGCCATGTCTGAATACACATGGATGGGTGACCAAGATGCTAACTCGTACAATGACTTATCGGTTAACAATGAAGCCGATGTTCGTCAAGGTAAATACAAAGCAATCCTGAAATTCAAGGATATCGTTCCGATGCAAGAAATCACTATGGGCATCTATATTGACCAGGCATCCAAGTCCGTATCTGTTCAGGACGTTAACGAATAAAATTAAGAAAACATGGGAGCAAAAGTAAAGAATCCAAGAAAGAAATTCCTTTGGAGTATCACATTCCCTAAGCACCCAATCAATACTTATCTGTTCCAAACTTGTACTTTGCCAGATGTAGAGATTGACCAGGTTGCTCATGGAGACGTTAACCGGGACGTTAAAACTGCCGGTAGAGTTACTGTAGGTAACTTAGTAGTAGGTAAACTTTTAACTACTGCAGGTTCAGATACATGGCTCCATAATTGGCTTTATTCATGCCAAGATATGATTGCTGGTGGAGGTTTGGTACCAAGCCAATACTGGGAAAATGTAATCGTAAATGAACTTGCTGAAGATGGAGTTTCCGTACTTAACACCCACCTCTTCGAAGAGGTATGGCCATGTAAGATTACAGGATTAGACCTGGACAGAATGGCTTCAGAAAACACTATCGAAAGTATCGAATTCTCAGTAGGTACTGTAGATAAGTATTAAAAACGCTTAGTCTATTTTCACTAAGATTTTTAGGTGGGAGGGGTGGGATTCCTAGAAAGGGCTCACCCCTTTCTTGTTGTTACAGCGAACACTATGAACTAAAGTATAACCAAATAACTTATTTAAACATGGAATTAAATTGTAGAACACATGAGTTTATAACCCCATCAGGTTATAAATTCTCAATCAGGGAACAGAATGGTGCAGATGAGGATATCTTATCTAATCCTATGGATGTAAGAAACCTTATGAACCTTACTAAGTTCATTCAGGCAATTGTAGTTGATACCGACTTTACTCTTAATCGTAGATTAACGGTAGAGGATGCAGACCGTATCCCTTTGAATGACAGATACTGTATCTTATTCCAATCAAGAATCTTCTCACTTGGTGATGAAGTAGAATTTGAATATGATTGGGGCCAAGAAGGCGGAGTACAAACTTACGGTCAATCCTTAAGCGAGATGTTATTCGATAACTATGGAGAATTTCCTACAGAAAAGGAATTGGCCGAAAAACCAAACGCTATCCCTTATTATCCAGAACAAGGTAAGCTTACCGATTACGAAGTAACTCTATCTTCAGGTAAGGTAGTTAAATTTGATTTGCTTACTGGTGCAGGAGAAAGAATGTTGGTTACTTTACCAATAGAAAAACAAACTCGTAATGCAGCATTGATTGCAAGGAACTTACATCTTCAGATTGATGGTAAATGGGAAAAGGTAGAAAGCTTCCATTTATTCTCAGTAAGAGACATTGCAGAGATTCGTAAAACAATATTTGAATATGACCCAGTCTTCGATGGTAACACCGATGTAGAACATCCAAGTATACCTGGAAGAATTGATAAATATCCTATAATGCTTTCACCGACTTTTTTCTACCTGACGGAAGCGTAGACCACCCAGGTACATTCACTTATATATGTAGAGCTGAGGTAGCCATTGACTATCTCAGCTTTTTGCGTCTTCCGTATCGAGAAAGGAAAAGATTTAAGGATATAGCCGATGAGTATTATGAAAACTTAAAAAAGAAAACTAGAAAATGATAGACAGAAGAAGCTTAGTCGAGGTCGGTGTTGCAATGGTATTAAGAGACCGATTCTCTAATGAGGCTGGCAGAATATCGAACTCATTTAGAACAATGATGAACGATATGAATACCTGGAATCGAGGTATTCAAATGTCAACTTCTAATGCTTTTGAGTTTGGAAAAGAATTGGTTGGAGGTATGGCAAGGGCCTACCAATATTCTGCAGGAGTATACGACCAAGTATTCTTAGCTTCTAAAATGTCTGGAGCTAATGCTGCTCAACAGGCAAGGCTAATGCAAGTAGCCAAAGAAGTCAATGAGGTAACTCCTCTTACTGCTGCAGATATTGCATCAGGCGAAAGGTACTTGGCAATGGCTGGTAACAATGTAGAGCAAATCGAAAGAATGATTGGCCCTGCAGCTAAGCTAGCTTCTATCTTCAGTATGCCTCTTGGTCAGAAAGGTGGAGTTGCTGACTTGATGACTAACATCATGCAGACCTTTAATATACCTTCACAGAATGCTACTCAGGTAGTAGACCAATTGGCAACTGCAGTAACCTCTGCAAATATTTCTCTAACAGACCTTGCCCAATCTTTCCAATATTCAGGAGCAGAATTTAGAAATGCCAAAATCAGTATAGGTGATGCAGCTGCAGCCATTGGAGTACTTGGTAATCAAGGTATCCAAGCTTCATCAGCTGGTACTGCATTAGCAAACATGATGCGCTATTTAACACTTTCCGTAACCGGGCAGAAAAAGGGAGGCGGTGAGATGCTAAAATCTTTAGGCATTGATCCAAAAACTCTAGTAGATGCCTCGGGTAATCTTTTGAGATTAGATAAGATTATATCTATATTGGGAGATAAACTTAGAGGTAAACGAGGAATAGATATCTCCTCTGCTCTGTTTAATATCTTTGGAGTTCGTGGTACAAGAGCTGCTTCAGCTTTACTTCAGGATTACTGGACTGGAGCTAATAAGCTTACTGAACTTATGGATAAGGTTGCAGGTGCAAGTGGTACAGTAGAAAATTTAACTCAAGAAAGATTACAAACTCCTGCAGGTATTATCGAACAGTTTAAATCAAACTGGGAGAACTTTATTGTAACTGCAGGTTCTACACTTGCCGAAGTTTTTAGCCCAGTACTTAAATTAGGTTCTGGTATCCTAAAGATTATTAACAGTATGCAAGAAACTTGGGCAGGTAAATTCTTGGTAAAGGTAGTTGCAACTGGTGCAGTAGTAGGTACTCTATATCAGGGATTTAAGTTTATTCAGGGTACTATCAAGATGATTAGTACCTTCCAGGCTTTAGCTACTTCAGAAACTAATGGTATGGCAGAAGGTATGGTAAGAACTAATGTTCAAGCTTCAATCCTTGAAGGTCACATGAGAAATATCTCAGCAATGATGATGAGAATGACTGCTATGCAAATGGCTCCAGGTAAATTCTTTGCATTACCAATGGGAGGTACCATAGGTAAAACCCGAAAAGGTACTGTAGTAGCAAGAGATGCAAGAGGAAGATTTACTTCAATGAGTACTCTTGCAGGAGCAGGGGTTGGAGCAGCAGTAGGTTCTACTGTAACTAAAACTGCAGGCCAACAGATTGCTAAGAAAGGTGCTATGGGATTTGGTGCTAGATTACTTGGTGGTAGACTTTTAGGATTCTTAGGTGGGCCTTGGGGACTACTAGCTTCTATAGCTATTCCTGCATTAATCGAAGTAATCGGTGGTCTTACAAATTCTGTGGATAAGAATACTGCGGCTTTAACCTCTGAAGAAACTAAAGCTTCCATTCAGGATAGAAATCAACAAGCTTTTGTTGATGCCGTTAGGAGTGCAATCAGAGATGGATTTAAGGATTCAAGAATTAATATATCAGTAGATGGAAATGAAGCTGGAGACTTTGCTCCTGGTGGCCAACAAGATTTTACTGGTATATCATTGGGATTAAACTAAACAATCATGGCAAGAATATTAAATCGGATAGCAGGTGGGGTTGTTGAAAAATACAATGACCTTACCAGAGATTCTGCAGGAGTTCTTACTGGCCCTTTAAATAAACTTTGGAGGGCCAGAATCTATCTCAATAGGGCAACTTCAACCTTGCCTAAAGATACTGCAGATAAGGGTAAAGTATATGACCCAAATAACCCATTCGGACCCAGAGCTAATTCAAAGAATCCTAAGTTAAATCAAAGGATTCAGGCTCAATATCGAATGGAATTAAAACATCAAATAGAAGGTGGAGTTCCATTTGGATACGAAGAAATGGACCCGGCTAAAGGCCAGAATGTTACGAAGAATAAAGAACTCTTCTTGGTAATGCCAGAAGTAAGAAACATGAATCAGGTAGTGATTTATAATCTTACAGCTAGCCCCTATCAATATATCACTCTTCAGAACAGACCACCTTCAATTGATTTCCGAGGAGAAACTACTTGGGCAACGATTAAATCAATGGGACGTAATACTCCCATGTACCATTATACTGGTAGTGAAGATATAATTCAATTCAATGTATCTTGGTTCTGTAATGACCCAGATAATCCAAAAGAGGTAATTACTAAATGCCGATTATTGGAAATGTGGACTAAGGCAAACTCTTATCAAGCAAGCCCTCCGATTTTAAAAATCGAGTGGGGTAGTTCTGGTATATTCGATAATCATCAGTACATTCTTACATCTGCAACCTATACCCTGAATAATTTCAGAAATGCTTCAAGGACTCGAGTAGCGGGTAAGTCATGTACAATTGAGGATTTAAAGTTATTGCCTGCAGCTGCAACTCAGGAATTAATCTTTAAAAGAGTAAGTGCTTATAACTTATCTTATCAGGATATTGTAACTGAAGAAGACTTAAAGAATACGAAAGGGATACAGATATGATAGACTTAAATCAATACATGACAGGAGCAAGTCCTTATGATGGAGCTATTGCTCTTAAGTATGATGAAGGGGATTATTCTTTAGAGGTAACTCCTCCTAATGTTCCTTATACAGATAACGATAAACAACATACTGTATTAGATGGAGAAACCCTACAAAGTATTGCTCATCGTTATTATGGTGATTCTGGTAAGTGGTACCTGATTGCTGAAGCTAATAATATCTTGAACCCTTTTCAAGAATTAGAACCTTATCAAATTTTAAGAATACCTATGTATGGCGGCAACTAGAAAACCTAACCAACCAATACTTTATAATGGAACAGCAACACCTTACATGGCTCTGTTCAATTCTGGAGGTATGCCTATAATGAATCCCATTACTGGCATACCTCTTGGCGCTTATATAAGTAATTGGAGCTACAAGTATGATGAGGAGAAAGAGAACTTAGCTACCATTACATTTGATACTGGAGACCCCGATACTGTAGATATCGAAGACCTCCAGGAAAGCTCAGTTATTTATCTTCAGTGGGGATACATATATCCAGATGGTCAATTTATCTCTAGCCCAGTACGAAGTATCAAGGTTAGAGATTTGGATTGTGTATTCGATTCTACTGGTACTCATGTGACGATT